CCATCGTAATAAAGCTCAACACCACCGTTGTAAATAAACTTAGCAAAGAAATCTGTGTCACTACCGCCAGAGTCGCTGATGAAATAAATATCTTTGGCCATCAGTTGCAAGTTGCCAGCGCCAAACTCAGATAGGAACGTACCGTCTCCGCTGCTATATAAGGAAGCTGTGTTTGATAACTTTAACTGACCGTTATTTGGCAGAGTAATGTTGCCAGTCATAGTCCCGCCAGACAGCGGAAGGTAATTAGCAAGTGAGCTACTAGCAGCATAACCAGCTAAAGCATGGTCGCCCCATCCATAAGCTGTCTCAGAACGGTCAACGTAATACTTACCGCCAATAGCATCAATGTCCCCAGTAGTACCCCCAGGCCGTCCTATGAACAGTTTGCCATCAGTGCCTACATGCGAATACGCCAGCTCGCCATTAGCAAGTGTGGCGGGAGCAGCGGTTGCTGTACTTCTTTTTACTTGTATTGTTTGTGCCATGATAAAACCTTTTAAAAGTTGCCTGCATCAATGTGTTTGTTTTCGAGTGTCTGTTCTTTTTCTAAAGTAACTACTGTCGAATCAATAGAAATAACATTTCCGATTATATCTATTCCTTCTCCATCAGTAAGTGCTCTTGTTGATGCGGCGGCGGCTGCGGCTTCTGCTGCTGAGGCGGCGGCGGCTTCTGCTTCTGCCCTAGCACTTGTTACATATACCCCAGATACGTCATCATAGTCTTTATAAAATCCAGTCATCTTTTACCTCTTTGGTAGTACCCCTAAAGACGACCCTGACCATTCAGCATCATCGGCCATCTTAGTGATTTCTGATGCTGCTCCTCTGAACTTAGCTTCCCACTGAGCTGCTTCTTCCGTGTTCTTTGTATATAAAGCTAACTCGACTAATGCGCCATATAAAAGCATATCACCACCATGCTCAACAAACCAGTTAGTATCTGAATCTTCTACTAGGTTATCTGCTACATAATAATAATAAATATCAGCGGTAGTTACGGTGTCGTTGATAGGTGCAATTAAGAAATAGTTTTGTTTACGAGCAAAGTACTTAGGCCATCCTGTTGCTTGCCTACCTGCTACAAAAGATAAGTCTTTGCGCTCTAGGCTAACAGGCTTACCATTAGCATAGATAGTCAATGCTTTTGTTTCAAGGTAGTCAGCAGGTAAAGGCATCTTACCATTTGTTACAGTAATTGTTTGAAAGCCTTCAAGGACAGGAATACGAAGAACTCTGTTTGCCCTATCCTGAGCTATGTTTATAAACGCATCAATAACTGAATTAGCTATATCTGTTCTGTTGCCCCAGTCTTTAACTAAAGCTCTGAGTTCTCCTAAGTTATTCGCTGCCATTATATTCTTCCATGGTCTGTACGGAGTTTTAAGTAGCTACTATCGCGTAGCCGTGCCATCATCTTTGCCTTCAAAGAAGGATCGTGAAACAGCTGCTGCATAGAACAGTTCCATTCTTTGCACCAAGCGTTAATTAAATTGAGGGGGATTGACGCAACTTTACGTCCGAAGGTATCTCTATCCGAGACCCTATTAATATTGTTGTTAGCTTCGTATTGATTACGATCAAAGATACTAGAATAGTCTTGAGTAGTTCCGAGGCTTATTGTCCCGTCATTGTTCTTAATTATATGGGTTTTAACGTCAGACATATCTACTCCTATTTATAAATAAAAGGCTGAGCTGCCTAATTAAAGACAACTCAGCCGTTCTAACTCTTAACGATTAAGCAACGCTAAGATCACGAATAGCACCAGAAGATGCTTCGTTGTTACACTTCAGTGTGTACTCAGCCAAGAGCTGCTTCTGATCGGAATCGCCAACCTTAGCAAGATCAATGGTCTGGAAGTCACGGTAAGTATCAACAGACCACATATCAGGCTGAAGTACCAGAACGGTATCAGTCTGCATGAAGCGGTTAGGTACTACAGTCAACTCACCGTAGTCAGATACATATACGTCTACAGCGTTAACGATAGTCTTATCGCCAACATCTTTGTAGCGAGTTGCGTTACCAGTGAAGCCAGTGATAGCACGTTTCTGGAAAGCGTTAGCCATGATGATAGACGGTGAACCACCGCTTACCCAGCACTTCTCAACAACGTCTGTCAGCAGGTCTTCAGTCAAAGCACGATCAGTACCAGCAGTGTAAACATCAGTACCATCGCCGCTTGAGGAAACACCACCAGCGCCTAAGTTGTCGTTAGTAGCCAACCATGAAGTAGCAGAAGCTAGTTGACGAGCAGTGCCGCCAGCAGCGCCAGCAACTTTAGCTTGGTCAACGCCTACAAAAGCAACTTCCATGTCACGCTTAAGCTCCATGCCTTTCTTCGCAAGCTGATATGCCATCTCTGAAGCACGACCCGCTGAGTCAGCGACATCGTTAGAACCAGATACAGATACAGTCTTAGTAGAAATCTGAGTGTAGTTACCAACACGAGAAGTAGCAACACTGTCAGCAGCAGGAGCAGCAGCGCCTTCAGCAGCAAAGTTGTTAGCAGCAGCTGCCAGATCGTCTACTTGCCACTCATGGTAGGTTCCCTTAGCGGAGCCTTTACCAATGTTAGACATGAAGGGAGTTTCGGTAGGTGCAATGTTGTAGATAATATCAGCGAGGTCTTCGCGGATGCCAGTAGAACCATAGGTTTCAAATACGGGATTAGCCATTGTAATATTCCTTTAAAGTATAATTAAGAAGTTAGTGATAGAAGAGCGGATGCTGCATCTTTCACTGAACCAGAGCGTTTTAGCTTTTGACGTTGTTCCTTAACGGCGCGAGCTTTTCGTGTCTGTGCATCTGCTGGAGAGGACGCTTTAACTTTCTTCTTAATAATAGGCTGTCGCTTTTTCTTAACGGTAGCTTTCTTATTAACAAGTTCATCGTAAAGACGAGCCTTATTCAACACTGCAATGTCACGGGCAGTAACGATGTTGCTTAGGTCGGAGTCTGCATAACCCACTTCCTTAGCATATTCGATAACACCTTTCTGAAAGTCAGGAGATAACCATTCAGGTAATACCTGCGATAGTTTCTCTTGCTCCAGAGCTACAAGTTTAGCACGTTGCTCCCGTTGCTGTACTTCAGCCTGTTGCTTAGCTTGTTTAAAGCCTTCAATGTTCTGACGTAGATTAGCCTCTATGTCTTGAACGTGCAACTGCTGTCGTACATAAGCTACAGGATCAGCATCTTTATCAATTGTAGCTAACAGTTCTTTAGACTTATTAACCTCTGCCATTTGTTGAGTAGCAGCTAGTTCCATAAGTTGAAGGTACTGTTGTCTTTCACTACTTAGGTTTGTCTTCAGACTCTCAAGTTCTTTAGACTCATCTTGTAGCTTCTGGACTCTCTTAGTGTAATTCTTCTCTAGTTGATAACCCTTCTTCAACTCTTCAAGGTTAACTTCATACTCCTCGCCATCTACCTTAACGGTATGCAGCGTATCTTCCGAAGTCTCCTCTTGAGTATCTGATTCGTCATCTACTTCTTCAGAATCCCCCACGTCCGAGTCACTTTCTGCGTCATCCTCTACGCCGTCAGTGTCTTCCTCTTCTTCAGACTCAGCATCAGAAGCGACCTCTTGAGTTTCCTCTTCAAGGATTTCTTGCTCTAGCTCTTCCTCTTTAACTTGCTCCGGTTCGGAGGGTGTCAGAAGTTGGGCTACTGCGTTTTGAATACTCGTGTTGTTATCGACATCCATTAAGGGTAGTCTCCTAGTAAGTTATTAAAGTAATCTATGTATCTATTATACCACATCTATCATTAAAAGTAAAGAACTATTTAATGTTTTGTTGATATTCATAATTAGATACGTATCCTTCTACTACATCTTCAAACATATCTATTGACTTTTGCAAGTACCATAGTTTGTCACGTTCTTTAGAATCTTCTTCTATCTCCCATGCTGTTGATATATTAGACTTAATATCCTTAATGGCCTCGGTTAAAAGGCCACCTCGGAGTAGCTCACGGGCTACACTAGCTTTCTGTTCATTAGTCAAATCACATCTCACTCATTCGTAGTTTACTGTCACCGATACCTACAGGGCGTTTCTGTTGCGCTTCAAGCCCTAGCTCTGCTGCTTCTTTCTTCTTCATCCATTCAAACTTCTCACGCTCAAACTTCAAGCCTTCTAGTTTAAGCTGGAACTCAGCCTGCTTCATCTGAGCTTCTGCCTGCTGTGCCTGAGCTTGTACCTGCTTAAGCTTAGCATCAGCTATATCTTTCTGTGCTTCGCCTTGAGCTGCTACCATATCGGCAGACGGCTGTGGCTCAGGGGGCTGTACTTCACGAGGGTCGCCAATAAAGCGAGCTGCGTTCTTATACCCAGCGTTTTGAATGAACTCAGTAGCTAACGTATGTACGTGTTCTGCATTGATAAGATAACCAAACTGAGTATCGCCAATGCCTCGAAGCATAGTAGAGATATTGTTCAGGTGCATTAACTGCTGGTCTTTGTTCTGGTTACCTAGACCTACAGTGACAGTCATGTCAAAGCGATCCTTCCAATCATAAGGGGTAACAGGTACAAAGCGACCACGTAGTTTTACAATGTCAACCTCTGAGTTGTTAGTACGGCTCAGTCGGTATAGCTGTAGGAACAGTTCTTTAACACCTGTCTCTGCAAAGATGCGAGCAATAAGCTGAATCTTTTCTTGAGCAGCAGTCATTACTTGATTAACAGCAGTGGCCGCAGTGTTAGATGTAAGGGCAGCAGCGTCAAGACCTTGAGTCATACGCGACACACCAGCTCTGTCTTCACGTTCCTTCTCTAGCTCATTAAGGAAAGGGAAGGTAGCGTTACCTAGCTGAGGCACTGGAAGCTGTCGTACTGCGCCCTGTACCTTCTCACGGACGATACCACCAATGCGGTTGTCAATAAGATCCTGCAAGTTAACCTGATTCTCTACAGCAGCATAGCGTCCAGCATTAGACAATGCTAGGTTGTCAAGAGTATGTCTCCACATCTTGCTGCGGATTTCCTGAATGTCTTTAACCAAGTCAGCAATACTAACGCCAGTGAACTTGTGTGGCATCATAATAGGAGACAAGTTAATGATAGGTATCTCACCGACCTCTTCTTTCTCAAGCACCACATTACCAACCATGTGTACTTCAAAGAGTTTCATCTTCTCATCTTCTTCATCGAAGGTACGCACCCATGCTTTAACATACTCAACAACAGTATCGTTGCTAAAGTCGTTGGGTTCTTCTACATCACCGAAGCGAGCGTCTTCTACTTGATTCTTAATTAAGCTAGAGCCGTGCCCTTCTGAAATGTCTTCCCGAGCAAAACCATAGTCAATCAGCGATCCAATACTAACATCTTGTACTCGCGCAACGAAGTCTGAATCCTTGATGCTTTTGCTTCGCGCCTTAATCCTAAACTCAGAGGATGGGATGTTGTCAACGACTGGACGACCCCGATTGTTAGTACGGCGAATAGTAACATCGTAGAGGTTAGCGTCATCTTCGTTGATTTCTTTGTGTACAAGTTCTACTTCCTCTTCTGCTTCAAGAGCGTCTAGCTCAATCTGCTCAATACCTGTAAAGTTCTGTATATCACATAGCTCATCTTCAGCCCAGCTTACTTCTACAAGGCCGTTCTTCATAAGCAGTGCGTCCTTAAACCAAGTATAGAGGACAGTGAAACCTTCACACCGCTTGTCAAATACATAGTTTAAATAGTCAGTAGCCTGCTGCGCTTCAGCTACGTCTTCTTTTCCTGTAGGCTCAAACTCTACAAAGGTATCACCCGATGCGAATACCTTCATCAGTGAAGGCATAATACCCTCTACTGTCTTCAAGGTGTCGCGTGTAACTACTGAAGAGAATCCTTCTTCCTCATCGCCAAAGGGCTGACCATAGTAATAGTCAAGGGCCTCTGCCTGTTGATCTGCAAGATCTCCATTAGCCCATGAGTCAGCGGCGTTAAGCTCTCTGTTAACTACCTCTGATAACGATTCGTTTGTAATACCTTTATCCATTTATACATTACTCCAGTTCTTTATAGGAAGCGACCGATCACTATAGTCAGTCCAGTTTTGTGTTTTACCTGCCACTGCGAATTGAGCGCACATAACAGCATACCTAGTTGCTGACATGATGTCATCTTTCATTGGTACAATCTTTCCATCCTTTCTGTGATACGACCTGAACTCTTGAAACCAGTCATGTAGGTGAGAGAATACTTTGAATCTCCCTGTCTCCATACGCTGTAGCATCTCCATGATTGAAGGTTCAATGAAGTTGTTACCCTTACCTGTATCACCAGATACTTTAGGGTTACGCGCCCAATCATGCAGCATGTTAACTCCTTGGTCTCTGTACTGAGAGGCTAAGCTCACACCGCTGCCCTTATCGCTCTGTAAGCCATCTTTAGGCCAAGCTATGGGTATCCATGCGGGTCGTTGCTTAATGGCCGCAGAATGGATTATAGCGGTCTCCTGACGGCTTGCATAGGTATCATACACATAGTAGGTATCGCTCTCTTCATCTATAGCAATCCAAGTAACCGCAGTAGGGTGATCATATCCAAAGTCTAATCCTGCAATCCTTTTCCAGTGATCTGGTATCTCAAAGGGTTCAGTGATTAATGAGTCCTCTGACACAGGGAATACAAGACCAGAACCAAATACAGGAATACCTTGACTTCGTAGTGCCCTCTCGTGTGGAGGATACTGTGCCAAGAGCTGTTCCTTGGTATCTTCATCTAGGTGAGGTGCGTCATCCCACGTAGCTTGTATTAGCTTCTGACCTTTCTTGATGTCATTCATAAACTGATTGACAACAGGAGTCATACCATCTTCAGGGGTGAACGTCATCATAACGTACCCATTAGTGGCTACTGTTCGCGTAATACACTGCGTATAAATGTTAGAGGGTGGCTGCTCATCTAGCCATACCCAGTCAACAGGACGACCGTAGAACTTCTCCTCACCCATCTCATAGGACTTAAAGCCAATACGAGACCAGCCATCAGGCTTACCATTAGCATCGTGGTGCTGTACCATAACGCTGTCATAGGTGTTACCTGTCGCTCCTCGTCTACGAGTCTTCTCACCTATGTGAGCTAGAGGCACCATACCCGTACCGAAAGACTCTTCACTCTCAGCTAGGCCAAACAGCTCTGTCTGTAGAATATCTCTAGTGGTGTCATTAGATACACCTGAAGCCCAGCAATAGATAGGCTTATCAAACTTGTTACCTTTCCACCAGTCAGGGTATAGACCTGTCAAGTGACACGCTGTGATATAAGCTCCACTAGTAGACTTACCAATCTGGTTAGCACACATCGCCAACACCTGATGAGCTTCACTAGTGGAATTAGCTAGACCTTGCTGCCATTCATACAGATTGAAGTGATCCTTCTTGTTGAATCGGACTCTATCTTTCTGTTCTCTTAGCAGCTCTAGTAGCCTTACCTGCTGTTCTTTAGGTAGGCGAGCTATCTCTTCAGGAGCTAGTTGCATTCTTTCTTGCAGGCTTAACCTGCTTAGCTCGTGATAGTTCTGCTTCAGATAGAGTTAACGCTGTAGTTAATCTAGCTATAAGCATTCTTTGTTCTTCGACTTCAGCTTGTAGTTGGTCAAAGTTACGTCTGTTAAATTGTAGGATCATGTACTCGCCTTGTGGTAGAGTTAGTGTATTTCTTCTGGAAGGACATCTATGGTTTGTGACTTACCTAAGATAGCCAATAGTTCTTTCTGTAGCTCATCATCCTTAAGATCTTTAGCATCCTTATCCGTTAGTACCATCTCCATAGGCTTGTCATAGCCAGCTCTATAGAGAATGTCTTGCTGTGCCTTTAACCGTATAGACTCCTGCTTAGCTGTCTGAGCCAGTTCAATGATACCTGTTAACGCCATAGGAACATGAGCACCTATGCGTTCTTTAACCATTGACTCAACTAACCGCCAGTTGTCTCGTAGTCTTGACATAGCACTACCAGCACTGTTGGGTGAGTAACCCGCCTTAGTCCACGACCCACGTGCATCACCTGACTCCACGTAGTACGCAACAAACTGAAGGAAGTTCTCATTAACATCGTACTCTGAAGGATCACTCTTCTTTAAGAGTTTAACCTTCTTTCTCATTGCAGTATCTTCTGACATATTGACCCTCTATCGTTACATGATCGAAACAGTCGGTACATGCACGACAAGCTATACATAGTTGTTATAGACAATGTGAATAGTTATAAGGAGTATGTTAATCACTGAATATAAACTTCAGTTAATCCCTATTTACTTTGTTGTCTATATAGATATATTATAGCATACTTTAAAGCAAATGTAAAGAACTATTTACTCTTATTATCTCTGTACCCTATTGTAAGATGATTAAGGGTTATGGAAGTTTCAGAATCCCGCCAGAGAGAGCGTTGAACCTTTCCCCCAATACGTCCACGTAGCGATAAGGGGGTGGGGGTGTATTGACA